ATGGTCGCCAAGCTGTCGCGGCCCCTGCCGATCGTCCTGTGCAAGACGTGTGCGGCCCGCTGGGCGTCGCACGGCATCGTCGTGGAGCGGGCGCGGTGAACGTCGACCCGTTCAAGGTCACGGCCTGGGCACTCGCGTTCGCCTTCGGCATCGTCGTGTGGGCGATCGTCATCGTGATCGCCGGCGCCGCCCTGGGCGCGCTGTGAACACGCGCATGGCCGAGCTCGACGAGCCGCTGGCGCGGCTACCCGACGGCAGCTACGTCTATCCCCGCCAGGTGCGCCGCTGGCGCCCGTCAGAGCGTGTGCGCGTCGTCACGGGGCACTTGCTGGTCGCGGCCGGCATCCTCGCCGTCCTGCTGTTCCTAGGCGCCCTGGAAAGCCTTATCGGCTGATGCACACCGAAGCGAACCGGGGTCACGACACCCGAGGCAACCGATCGGGCCGGCCGCCCCTCCCCTCTGGCGGCCGCACAGCGCTGGACACGCAGCACGTCCGGTCGGTTGCCTCGGAAGTCGCGGCCAGCGCTCAAACGCCGGCGAATCTCGTCGGAGCGGTCGGACAACACCGGGGCTGAGGCCGGCCCGGCAATGGGGCGGGCCGGCAGCAGCTCTGCCAAAGGGAGCAATCACAACAGAAGAACCGGGCAAGGAAGGGATGGGGTTGAGGGATCGTCATGAAGAGGGCAATGACCGTCGACGCACTGCGCGACCGGCTCAAGAAGGGGCGTCCGCTCGAGGTGCAGGCGTGACGGAGCGCGAGTTCTTCGCCGCCTACGGCGTGACCTGGTGGCACTGCAGCGGCCTCCGGCGCGAAGGCGCGAGGCGAACGCCATGCAAGAGCCGCGCGTCGCGCATCTGGATCCGCCCTGACGGGGTCCGCATCGGGCTGTGCCCCGAACACCGGGACAACCTCGACAACGAGGCTCGCCTGAAGGGCTGGCGGCCCGGGCTCGAGGAGCCGGAGGAGGTCGGCGCGATCCGAACGCCTGTTCACACGGTCATTCGAACGCTCGTTCACAACGATGGCGAGCGTGTCGCGTGATGCGCGGCCTTCATCGTCGAGTACATCGTCGTCCACACAATCCACACCGGGCGCGAAAAACGTGGGCGCAACTCGTAGATAGGGCCGTTGTAGGCGCGGCTGTGCCCCCCGATGCTGGGCTGGCTGTCCAAGGCACAAACGCATCACCGGAGGGCTTCTGATGACGGTACGGCCGTCGGCGCCGATTCGCGCGGCCGACTTTTCCACGAGTTTTGGGGATAAGGATCCCGGGCACACTCCGGTCCCGCACGAGCTGCGCAATGCCTGGCTGACCACGAAGAGGCTCGAGGAGCAGCTCGAGCTCGCCAACCAGCCGGAGCTGCGCCAGATCGTCCTCCACGTCCGCGGGCGGCTGTTCGTCGAGCTCCTGCGCGTCGAGGGCTACGCGGAGGTACCGACCGCTCTCGAGGCCTGAGCAGCCATCCGCGCCATGCGCACCCACAACGCCTACTACTGCAGAAGGGACACCGACCGAAATGCCATTCATCACAGTCTCCCGGGGTGCACCGAGCTCCGACATCGAGCCCGGCGTGTACCCGGTGACCCTCACCGAGATCAGCGACCCGCGCACCGTGACAGCGCGCCAGGGGCCGAAGGCCGGCCAGGACGTCGACCTGATCGACTGGACGTTCGCGCTCGACAACGACGCCACGATCGATGCGTCGACGTCGACCGCATCAGGCCCGAAGTCGAAGATGTACGCCTACCTGACCGCTCTGTTCGGTGGCCAGGCGCCGCCGATCGGCACGCAGCTCGAGAAGGACCAGCTGATCGGGCGCATGGCGCTCGCGACCATCCAGCTCGACGAAGCCGGCTGGCCGCGCATCGTCAACCTGGGCGCGTTGCCGAACACGATGCCGCTGTCACAGGCGCCGTCTGCGCCGGCGGTGCCGACCGACAACACGGCCGTCGTGCCCGCCCAGCGGGCGCCACGGCGGGCGCCACGGCGGGCGCCACCGGCGGCCGAGACGATGGTCGGGGCGAACGAGCAGCCGCTCGTGCCGGCAGCTCCGGTCGCGGCCGGTCGCGATGCCGACCTGCCCTTCTAAGCAGTTCCCGTGGGCGGGCGGCGCTGACGCGGGCGCCGCCCGCCCCTCTCACCTGAGAGGTCAAACGTGGCCACGAATCTCGATCGCCTGGGCGAGCCGAACCACGATCCGCTGGCCAACAACGACGAGGTATGCGACGTGGGCAGCATGACTGACCGACAACCCGACACCGAGTCTGGACTTGCGTTGCTGCGCTCACTGCGCCAGCCGTATCCCATCCCGCCAGCGCAACCGCATGACCTCATCCGCGCCATCGAAGCCGAAGCCCGCGCACCGCTGGTGGCGGCGCTGAAGCGTATCGCAGACGATCCGTGGAACGCTCCGGGTGTAGTCGCCCGCGAAGCCCTCGCCGCCACTCCCGAGGCCGAGCAATGAGCGAGCAATGAGCGGTTGGACAGCCCGAGCTGGAAACGAGGTCCAGTGGCGGCGGTGACGGTCCCTGCGCCGAGCGACCTCGAACAGTTCCTGGACATCATCTGGGAGCCGGGCGACGTGCGCGAGGTCCGCATTCCCGGCCCGCGCGGCACCGACGCCGGCTACTTCGACGACCCGGTCAAGCTGCGCGCTGCCGTGACGCGCTACGACGGCCGCGAGAACCTTTATGTGACGATCAACCCGGTCGAGCCGGCGCTCCTGGCACGAGCAGCGAACCGCATCCTGCCGCGGGTGCGGTCTACCACGGCCGACGTGGACGTCGTCGCTCGGCGCTGGCTGCCGATCGACCTGGACCCGAAGCGGCCCTCGGGCATCAGCGCGAGCGAGGAGGAGCGCGAGCACGCGCTGGCGACGACACGCGCGGTGTACGCATACCTGCACAACCTCGGCTGGCCGGATCCGGTGACTGCCATGAGTGGCAACGGCTACTGGCTGCTGTACCCGATCGAGCTCGACAACAGCGAGCGGTCGAAGCAGCTGGTCGAGGGCGCGCTCGGGCACCTGGCGAAGCAGTTCGGATCGCCGGCCGTGTCGATCGACACGAGCGTCGCCAACGCCGCCCGGATCGTCGCCCTGATCGGGACCATGAAGGTCAAGGGTGACCCGACACCCGAACGACCGCATCGGCGCTCCGCAGTCACCTTCTGCCCACCCGAGCTCATGGCGGTGCCCGAGCAGCTGCTCGCGGCATTCGCTCCGACGGCACCGCTGACCGTTGTCGGCCAGTCGTTCATCAAGGTGGGGCGCATGCCCGCCGGCTGGGTCGGCCAGGCGCTCTCGGATGCCGGTGTCGGCTACCGCGAGACGCAGCGCAGCGGGCGGACGTGGTACCGGCTCGACCAATGCCCGTTCCACCCCGACGACGACCAGGGTGGCGACTGCGGCGTCGGCGAGGATGCCGACGGCAAGGGCCTCGGCCACTGCTTCCACAACCGCGGTGCGGGCAAGGGCTGGCAGGATTTCAAGGCGGCGCTGGGGCTCGAGACGAAGCTCATCCCGCTGCCGATCGCCCGGCCCGATCCGGAGGCCGCTGCCGCCTCGCGCGGCATGGATGCAGCGGACCTGCTCGCGCTCGACCTGCCACCGCTGCGCTGGATCGTGCCCGACCTCATCCCCGAGGGCACGACGATCCTCGCGGCGCCGCCCAAGGTCGGGAAGAGCTGCCTGGTCTACCAGGTGGCCGTCGAGGCGGCCATCGGCGGTGACCTCCTGGCCAGGCGCGTCACCACCGGCAGCGTGCTGTACATGGCGCTCGAGGACGGACGCAGACGCGGCCAGGATCGCCTCCGTGCCGTGTTGGCCGGGAGGACCATGCCGCGCGGCCGCCTCGAGGTCCGCTGGTCGGCGCCGGCGATCGGCCAGGGCCTCGAGGAGGAGATCGCGGCCTGGCTCGACGACCACCCCGACGCGGTCATGGTGGCGATCGACACGCTGGGCAAGGTGCGGCCGCCTGGCAGCCCACGCAGCCGCAACGCCTACGAGATCGACGTCGAGCACCTGAACCGCCTGCAGGCGCTGTTCCGCGACCGCCAGGTCGCGCTGGTGATCGTTCACCACTCATCCAAGGAGAAGCGCGACGACTTCCTGGCGTCCGTGTCCGGCACCTACGGCATCACCGGCTCGGCGGACACCATCGTCGTCGTCAGCCGCAAGCGCAGCGAGGCCTTCGGCCAGGTCCATGTCACCGGGCGTGACGCGCCCGATGCGACCGTGTATGTGCAGTTCGATGGGCTGCTTTGGCTGGAGTCACCGCAGACGATCGCCGAGAGCTCGTTCGAGAGAAACGAGGCGTACCGAATCATCGAAGAGGCCGGCCCGATCTTCGCAAAGGCCCTGGGCGACCGGCTAGAGATCAGCCGCGACGCGGCCCAGAAGAGGATCGAGGGCCTGATGGCCGACGGACGGATCGTGCGTGCCGAGGGCGGCTATGTGGTTGCTCGGGTCGATCTGAAACTCGGAAAGTCCCTTTATGTCCCCCATCACTCCTCTCACTCATCCAGTGTGGTGAGTGAGGGGGGAGACACACGCGCGGGCGCGGGCGGCTACGCGCGCGAGGACGAGCTCGCCGTGCAGCTGCAGGCGTCAGTGGCAGCGATGTGGGCCGGGCAGCCCTGTCGCGAATACGACAAGCACCGAAGCCACCACACCAAGACGGCGGCCGGATGGGTGTGCCTGGCGTGCGATCCAGGAGGAGAGGCAGCATGACGACATCGGTACCCGGCGTCGGCGCAGTCCGCACGCCGCGCCACCTGTACTACCACAACGGCAAGGGACCCTGGCCGGGCGCGACGACCGTCACCGACGTGCTCGACAAGCCGGCGCTGGTGAAGTGGAAGCGCGAGCAGGTGGCGATCGCGGCGCTGGCTCATGCCGACCGCCTGGTCAACGACCGGGCAGTGGGCAATGACGAGGCGGCGATTGCCTTCCTGCTCAGCGCTCGCAACGAGGGCACGAACAGCCGCGAGCGGGGGACGCGCATCCACACCGCGATCGAGGGGATTCTGCGACGCGAGGGCCCCGAGGTGGATCCGCGCGATGTTGCGGCGATCGAGGGTGCCCGCGCCTGGCTGAACGAGGTCAGGCCCGTTCCGCTCGAGGTCGAGAGCTTCCTGATCCATGCCACCCTCGGCTACGGCGGGACATGTGACCTGATCGCCGAGCTTGAGGGCGAGATCTGGCTGCTGGACTGGAAGTCGTCCAAGTCGGTTGCCTGGCCCAGTGGCCAGGTCTACAGCGAGCACCGCCTGCAGCTGGCGGCCTACGCCAACGCCGAGTTCATCGGCCGGCCGGGCGATCCAGCAGAGTACGAGGTGCCGGCCATCGCTCGGTTCGGGGTCGTCCACGTCACCGACGGTGGGACGCGCCTGTACCCCGCAGACGTCAACGCTGACGGCACGCGCATGACTGCCGAGCAGCTCGAGGACGACTGGATCGCGTTCCGGGCGTGCCTGCGGCTGCACCAGTGGCAGTCGAGCAAGCCGAGGAGCGCCGCGTGAGCGTCGTCCTCGCGATCGACCCCGGTCCAGTCCGCTCGGCCTGGCTGGTACTGCGCGCGGCCGGCGATCAGTACGACGACGTGAGTGCCTTCGCGACCTGGTCGAACGACGAGCTCGTCTCGGCGATCCGGCTGCGCTCGTTCACGACCGAGCTCAGCCACGTCGTGATCGAGAAGGTCGAGGGCTACGGCATGGCGGTCGGTGCCGAGGTCTTCGAGACGGTGTACTGGTCGGGTAGGTTCGCCGAGGCGGCCGACTTCCGCGAGTACGTCGTCGATCGCGTCGGCCGCAAGGCTGTGAAGCTGCACCTATGCGGATCCGCCCGGGCCAAGGATCCGAACATCCGCCAGGCGCTGATTGACCGCTTCTCGACGAGCTCACGGCCAGCCATCGGCACGAAGGCTGTCCCCGGCCCGCTGTACGGCGTGACCGGCGACGCCTGGTCGGCGCTGGCGGTCGGCGTCACCTGGGTGGACATGCGATGAAGCTCCTCGCTCTCGTTGTCGCCGTCGTCGCCGTCGCTGCTCTTGCTGCCTGGCGCCTCCTGCGCGACCCGCCGATCAAGCCGCTGCCGAACGTGGACTGGACGGGCTGGTGACCGAGCTGCTGACCGTCGATGAGGCCTCTGCCCGTCTGCGCGTCAGCCGCCGCACGTTCTATCGGCTGGTCGGCGAGGGCCGGATTCGTGTCGTGCACCCGACCCCCGGTCGGACCCTGGTCACGTCCCGGGAGCTCGACGCATACGTCGCGTCGCTAGAGCGTCGGCGGGTAGCATGAGGCCGATGCCGCGGCGACGTCGCCGACGAGGCGAGGGGTCGGTCTTCTACTCCAAGGCGGACGGTGCCTGGATCGCCCGCTATTCACTCGGCGTGCGCGACGGCAGGCGGGTCGGCAGGAAGGTTCGAGCTGCGACCGAGGCTGAGGCGAGGGCCGAGCTCGAGCGGCTGCACCGCGCCTACGGCAACGACGTCGCCCCGGCGCGAGACACGCTCGATGCATACCTCGAGCAGTGGCTGCGCGACCACGGACCGTCGGTCAGGCCGAGCACCCGGGTGAGCTACGAGGGCCACGTCCGGATGCATATCAGCCCGCTCCTTGGCGGGATCCCCGTCGCCCGACTGCGCACCTCTGACGTCCGCCGGCTGATCGCTGACCGGCTGGCCGTGGGCCTGTCGCCCGCGACGGTGCGCCGGATCCACGCGACGCTCCACGTCGCCCTGGCGCAGGGCGTCGACGATCGGTCGCTGCCCGACAACGCCGCGGCTGGCGTGCCGCTGCCGAAAGTCCCTGAGCGAAGGGTTGAGGCCATGACCGAGGACCGGGCGAACGCGGTCCGTGACGCCCTGCACGGAACCTTCATCGGGGACTTGGTCGAGCTGCTGCTCGGATCCGGGATGCGTCTCGGTGAGGCTCTCGGGCTCGACCAGGGCGACCTGCACCTCGACGAGGGCTTCGTCCTAGTGCGCGTCACTAAGACCACGCCGCGAGCGGTGAGGATCAGTGACGACGCGGTGACGGCCCTGCGCCGTCAGCTGGCGAGGAACAAGCGCCGGGGGGCGGGGGAGCCTGTGTTCGTCGGCCCGAGGTCCGGTGAGCGCATCACCGCGAGCACGGTCACGCATGCCATGCCCCGGATGCTCGAGGATGCCGGGCTACCGCGCCTGACACCGCACGGTCTGCGGCACGGCGTGGCGACGATGATGGTCGCCCGGGGTGTCCACATGCGCGCCGTCGCCGACCAGCTCGGACACCGCAACCCGTCCATGACGGCGAAGGTCTACGCGCACGTCACGCCGGAGGCTCTCAAGGACGCGGTCCAGCTCCTCAACCGCCGGACCGAGGTGCGATAGTGTCCCGTATCGTGTCCCACGAGGGCCGAATCCGTTCTTGGAGTCCTCGGACTGTGGATCCGAAGGTTATGGGTTCGACCCCCATAGGCCACCCCACTTCCCCCTCACGACCAAGTGTCATGCTGTGCCAGTCCGTGCCCTGTCGGGACACGATCGTATCCCGCATCGTATCCCGCCGAGTCGGGTCCTGATGCGCCGCGACGAGATCCGCCGCCGGCGCCAGATGGCCGCACTCCGGGCATACATCGAGACCGGGTCGGTGAAGGCAGCGGCCCGAAAGCTCGGCCTGACCGAGAGCGGCCTGCGCTACCGCCTGGCCACGTACTGCGCCGACAACGACACGACCCTGCCAGCGGCGATCTACGAGCTGGGACGGTCGGGAAACTACGAAATTAGCAGTCCTGAGCGTGGGATCGCAGTTTCTGCTTTGACATGAGGGCCCTTTCAGCCGCATAAAGTCAGGGATGGGACCCGTCACTTCCTCCTCTCCTGCTGGGTGGGCCGAGCCGCCCCTCTGCTCGGCCGCCCGGCGCCCGTGATGGCGAACGATGAGGTCGTCAACGCCGACCGCGAGGTCCGCTCGTCCTTGGCACGCATCGAGCGCGACGTCGACCGCCTCGACCGCAAGGTCGACAGCTTCCTCACCCAGCACGCGGCCAAGCACGACACCGAGCAGCAGTCTTTCAACGCGCACCTCCTGGCGGCCGGCGAGAGCATGTCGCGCAGCGCACGGAACGAGAGTCAGATCAGCTCACTCGACACCCGCGTGGAAAGCGTCGAAAGCTGGCGCTCCGAGTTGCGAGGAGCGATGAACCTGATGCGACTCGCCCTTGGTACGTCGATCCTGTCGGCCATCGTCACGGTGTTCGGCCTCATCGGGGTACTGGTGAACCAGTCATGACCGACGAGATCCGCGTGCCCGACCCGGACGACGAGCCCGACGAGGGCACGCTCGACGACGACGAGGACGAGGATGGCGATCAGTAGGGTCAGCGTCACTGTCCCGCTGCTCCATACCCAGCTCGGCTACAAGTACGTCGTCGACGGCGTTACCTACAAGTCGGGCGCGACTGACTGTGCCGTCCGCACCTGCCAGTCGGCCGCCGAGTTCGGGACGTGGGGCCAGGAGTCGCCGCCGCCCGAAGTCCTGCGCCCGCTGATGGGCGCCGGCAAGACAGGCGGCACGGGCATCCGTCAAGCCCTGCGCGCTCTCCGCACGTTCGGCATCGCTCCGCTGCGCTATCCAAGCCGCAACCGCGGCCCGATCAGCCAGGTCAAGCAGTGGCTCGCCGACGGCCACGTCGTGGCGGTGTACGGCAAGTACGGCGCGGTCATCGACGGCTGGCGCCCGCTGGCAGGCTCCAAGACCTACCGCGGCGGTCACGCCGTCCTCATCTACGGCCTTGAGAACGGGCAGACGCTCGACTTCGACCCGTTGTACGACGGCCGCCGCGACAACATCCCGAAGGGGCCGACGCTGGTGCCCTTCGACATGATCGAGGCATTCACCGGCTCGCTGGCTGGCACGGGCAAGGCGTCGGCCTACGCCGTGCCGCTCGATGCCCAGCTGCTCAAGTCGAAGGCCGACAACGATGCCGCCGCCAGTGTCATCGCCGAGCAGGCCGCGATCATCGCCGACCTCACCACCAAGCTCGCCGAGTGCGAGGCCCAGCAGCCGGAGGTTCCATGACTGCCGACACGATCCGCCTGTGGTTCACCTATGGCATCGCCGTGATGGTGCTGATCGGCTGCTTCGTGCTGCTGTTCTTCCCGAGTCAGGTCGGACAGGAAGGGCTCGTGCCATTCGTCACTGGAGTCGTCGGCGTCGTGCTCGGCTTCGTGTTCAACCGCGAGTCCACGGTGGCAGGCCAGCGCGCCACGGAGCGAGCAGTAGCGCAGGGCGCGCAGACCGCGGCCGGCCCGACTACGACCATTACGCAATGAGCGTCGTCGTCCTGGTCCTGCTCATCATCGCCTTCGTCGTCGGCAGCCTCGGCGCCATTCGTTCTAGGGGGGAGGACCTTGCCGCCTGGGGCGTCATCGCGCTCTCGCTGGCCCTGCTGGTGCAGCGATGGGCATGACGCCGATCCCGAAACCCGAAGTCAGGGGCGTCGGTGCCATCACATACCGCTGCGCCGCCTGTGGTGGCCCGACCACCGAGCCCGTCTTTGTTCCGCCTCTGCCCCTGACCATCGAGACCAAGACCTACCACAAGGAGCACGCACCCAATGGCCGCTGATCCACGCCTTACCAATGCCGTCGCGTCGGCTGCCTGCGACGCCATCGTCGACTCGATCGACGGCGGTGCGGGCGCGGGCACCATCAAGATCTATACCGGCACCATTCCGACCGATGCCGACACCGCGATCGGCGCGCAGACGCTTTTGGCGACCCTGACGTTCTCTGACCCGGCCTTTGGCGCTGCCTCCAACGGCGTCGCCACGGCCAGCGCCATCACTTCCGACTCATCGGCCGATGCCACCGGCACCGCTGCTTGGGCACGAATAGCGTCGTCCACGCCGACGACCGTCATGGATGTCACCGTGGGCACGTCGGGCGACGACATCAACTTCAACACGGTGTCATTCGTGACCGGCGCCACGGTGGCTATCTCGAGCATGACGGTCACTGTCCCGAAGACGTAGATGACGGTCAGCTTCCGCGCAGTCGGCTCCTGGGAGAACGGCGCCACTGGCCTGACGGCCGACGAAGTTCTCTCAGTTCCGGCTGCACAGGTCACCGGCGACCTGGTGATCGTCATCGGCTGCTGGAAGGACTTTGCCATCACGGCGCAGGTCAGCGGCTACACCGAGCTCATTGAGATCGCCGACGGCACGACCGCCACCGGCAACGGCACCGGCTCGATGAAGATCGGAGTCTGGTACAAGATCGCTACCTCGGACGCCGAAGCCGACCCGACGCTCGACTTCTCGACCACGACCAACCTGCTCGGCGAGGGCACGATCATCGTGTTCTCGAAGTCCGAGGCCAACTGGCTGACGCCGGAGTATCGACAGGCGGCATGGACGGCATCGGGCGGCCCCCAGACCATCTCGGCGGGCTCGACCGTCACAGTCCCGACTGGCGGCGCCGTGCTCGGCATCGCGGCCATCCGTGACGACTCGGCGACGTTCACGCGCGCCACCGACGCCATCAAGGACTCGGGCGGGCTCGTTACTTGGAACGGCAACCATGCCGAGCAGCCTGCGACCCACGCCAGCACCATCACCGGCAACGACATGGCCTGCGACGCGGGCTACCGGCTGGTGACGACGGGCGCCGCAGGCGTCACGCTCCAGATGAGCATCGACGCCCTCTCGGCATCCGAGACGGGAAACCTGCTGTGGGTCGTGCTCGGCGACGCGCCGAACCCTACCGCCACCAGTGCCGTAAGTCTTACGTCCACGACCACAGCCGGGACGGGCGAAGAGGTCTTCACGGCGACGAGCGCGGTAGCGCTGCCGGCGATGACAACCGCGGCCACTGGCACGGAGGTCTTCACCGCGACCTCTGCCATCGCTGGGCAGGCTGCGACTACCACGGCCACCGGCGAGCACACCGAGGCCTCCGGGGCCACGGGCACCAGTGCCATCAGCCTCACGGCCACGACCGTCGAGGGCGCTGGCACGGAGGTCTTCACTTCCACCAGTGCCGTCAACCTGGCGGCCACCACAACCGCGGCCACTGGCACGGAGGTCTTCACCGCCACTTCAGCCGTCAGCACTACAGCTACGACCACAGCCGCTGCCGGGACACACGCCGAGGCTGCGACCGGAACATCAGCCGTCAACCTAGCCGCCGCAACCGCGGCCGCCGCAGGAACGCATACAGAGGCCGTCACCGGAACGGCAGCGGTCAGCGTTGCCGTGCTGACATTCGATGCCTCAGCCCAAGTGGTCCTGACGGGCGCCAGTGCAGTCGCCATGGCAGCGGCAACAGTGGCCGCAACGGGCATCTTCGGTGCGACGCTCGAGGCTGGCATGCCCCTGGCGGGTGGCGTCCCGTCAGGTTCGTCCAGTGGCGGCTATTCGATTGGCAATACCTCCGGCTCCGTGGGCTCGCGCTCCACGAGCGGCGGCGTTTTTTAGGGGGGAGGGAGGAAATGGCCCTGAGCGTCGGAGATGTCTTCTACGGCTATGTGGTGAACCGCGACTCAGCAGGTGCCCAAGCGGCGAGCGTCGACATCGCCTGCAAGGTCAAGAAGCCCGATGGCACCGAGGCCACGGCGTCCCACGCCGGCGCAACGTCGGGTGACCTGACGGCGATCAACAACGCCAACGCACTAAACCCGGACTGGACGGACCTGGTCAGCACGACCGGGGTGTACGTCGTCAACGTCAGCCTTACACAGGCGGGGAGCTGGTGGCTTCGCTGGTCCGCGACTAACCCCGTGCAGTTCGCCGAGCAACAGGCGTTCTACGTTGACGCACAGCGGGTGTCTTCGTGATCCGGCGGCCCTGTCGCAATTGCGGGCGGGCGGAGGCGCGTCTTTACAGGGGGCGGTGTTCGCAATGCCGGGAGACCACGGGACAACGTGGCTATGGACGTGCGCATCAGATCGAACGTCAGGCCGCGCTGTCGAATGCACGCTGCGAGCTGTGTGGCTGCACTGCCAGCCTACAGCGTGACCATCGGAACCCAGCACTGACTGGTCCTGCGCGTGAGCACCCCAGCAACAAGCGTTGGCTGTGTGATTGTGAGCAACATCGTTGTCACTCTCGTCATGGTCTGCGTATAGGGGGGCCGGGTGCTCGCGCAGATGGAACGGGGGGGTGCGTGACCTCCCGACGTTTTCGGAAGGTATATCTCCGATGATGGGTTACATCCGTCGAGAGCCCGGGACTGGCCCGCGCTTGTGCAGGGACTGTGGAGTCATGAAGCCACGCTCGGCATTCCCCGCGGCAAGAGCGACCCGTGACCGTCTATCATCCTACTGTCGCGATTGCGCACGCGAACGCCGAGCTGCCTGGCACGCCGCCCACCGAGACGCTGAGCTCGAGAGGAAGCGCGCGGCTTATATCCCGGCCGTTCCCAAACTCACGTTTGTGTGTGTGGTCTGTCAGGTGGAGCAGCCGACACACTGGCCACGCCAGAAGTATTGCGCCGACCACAAGCCGGCATCGTGGGAACGGCGGATGTATCTCAGGGTCTGGCTGCATAAGCACCACCGACGCAGGATCCTCGACCGGGACGGCTGGATGTGCTACCTGTGCCATGTCTCCATCAGTCCCGAGTTCGTCTATCCGCACCCCCTGAGCGCCACTGTTGACCACGTAATACCCGTTTCGGCCGGCGGTACGTCGGCAGACGTCAACCTGCGCGCTGCCCACTGGGGCTGTAATGAAGACAAGGGCTCGGATATGCCGCAGTGGTGGCAGGTGGCGATGTGAGCAAGCCGTTCACCGTCTCGCACTTCCGAGCATGGGCGCGACGGCTCGTCCTCGACACCGGCGAGCCGTGGGTCCTCGAGCCGTTCCAGGAGGCTTTCGCCCGTGACCTGTTCGCCGGCCGCCCGGAGAACTGGCTCATCATCCCGGAGGGCAACGGCAAGACGACGCTCGTCGCCGGGCTGGCGCTGTATCACTGTGAGTTCCGGCCGCACGCCGATGTGCCCGTTGCCGCATCGTCGCGCGATCAGGGCGCGCTGATCTACCGCCAGGCGGAAGGCTTCGTGCTCCGCTCGCCGTACCTGCACGAGCCGGTGCATAACTCGGTGCAGGCGGCTAAGGGCAAGCTCAAGCTCGAGACGCCGCGCTTCACGCCGCTTGAGGGCTGGCGCCGGATCAACCACGCCGACGGCGGCCGCATCCAGGTCTTCGCCGCCGACGATCGGACGGGCGACGGTGTGCTGCCGACGCTGGCGCTGGTCGACGAACTTCACCGCCATCGTGACCTGCGCCTATATCGGACCTGGACCGGCAAGCTCGCCAAGCGACAGGGCCAGATCGTCACCATCTCCACGGCCGGTGAGCCGGGGTCGGAATTCGAGCAGACGCGCGAGCGCATCCGCCAATCGGCGCAGGTCACGCACAAGGGCCGGACGTTCACGCGTGCCGTGCTGCCGAACCTTGCGCTTCACGAGTGGGCCGTACCGGAGGACGGCGACGTCCAGGACATCAAACTCGTGAAGGCCGCCAACCCGCTCAAGTCGATCACGGCATCGACGCTTTCGGCAAAGCTCGCCGCCCCGACGATGACCATGCACCACTGGCGCCGCTTCGTGTGCAACCTACCGACCCGCGCCGACACCGCCGCCATCAGTGAGGCCGAGTGGCAGACGGCCATCATCGCCGACGAGATCCCCGCCGATGTCCCGATCTGGCTCGGACTTGACCTCGGCTGGATGTATGACACGACGGCGATGGTGCCCCTCTGGAAGCGTGACGCCGATTACGTCCTGCTCGGTCCCGCGACGATCCTCATGCCACCGCGCAACGGGCAGCAGCTCGACCCGCATCTCGTCGAGCAGGCGCTCATGGAGATCCACCAGCGCAACCCCGTCCATACCGTTGTCATGGACCTCTCGTTCGGCGCGGGCATCAACGCTTGGATCAGCGAGAACCTCGGCTCCGACATCATCGCTCGTGGCCAGACCATGCCGCAGCAGGTCGAGGAATACGAACGCTTTATGGAGGGCCTGCGTGCCGGCTGGCTGCACCACTCCGGCGATGCCGGGCTCACCAGCCACGCCATGAATGCCATCGCCCGCACCAATCGCCTCGGCGCCACGGTCTTCGACCGGCCCAGCCCACAGCGAACGGCCGGCGCGGAGCAGGACCGGCGCGTCATCGATGCCCTCGATGCGGCGGCGATGGTTCACGCCCAGGCGATGGTTCCCGCCGGAGTCGAAGAAGGATGGTTCGCTCATGCCTAGCCTGTCGGATCGCTTCCTCGGCGCGCTCGGCCTGCGTCGCTCCGTCGGCTACTTCCCGGCCGATTGGCTGACGGGCATGGCAAGCGGCTGGTATCCACAGACGACCTACGGCACGAGCAAGGTCGAAGAGATCGGTGCCAGCTACGGCAGTCTGATGAGCGGTGCGTATGCCGGAAACCCGATCGTGTTCTCGTGCATCAACGCCCGCGCGCAGCTGTTCAGCGAGGCGCGCTTCCAGTACCAGCGGCTCGAGAAGGGCCGTCCTGGTGAGCTGTTCTCGACGCCATCGCTGGGCATCCTCGAGGCCCCGTGGGAGGGGGGCACCACGAGCAAGCTGCTCAAGGATGCGCTGATCGACGCGGACATCGGCGGCAACGCCTTCATCCTGCGCGAAGCCAACGGCCTGCGGCGGCTGCGTCCCGATTGGGTAACGATCATCGCCGGCAACCTGCGCACCGATGCCACGACGTGGGACCTCGACACCGAGGTCCTCGGCTACGGCTACCAGCCCGGCGGTCCTGCCGAGGGCAAGGAGCGCATCATCCTCGACGCCAGCGAGGTCGCACACTTCAAGAGCACGCACGACCCGAGCCGCCGCTTCTCAGGCATGTCGTGGCTCGTGCCGGTGCTGCGCGAGATCGGCAGCGACCAGGCGTCGACGCAGCACAAGACGCGGTACTTCGAGTACGGCGCAACGCCGAACATGCTCGTCAAGTTCGATCAGACCATGAACCTGCAAAAGGCTCAGGAGTGGATCGACCTGTTCAAGAGGGAGCATGAGGGCTCGCGCAACGCCTACAAGACGCTGTTCCTCGGCGGCGGTTCGGATGCCGAGGTCGTCGGCGCCAACCTGCGCCAGGTCGACTTCACCAGCGTTCAGGCGGCGGGCGAGCTGCGCATCGCGTCGGCGGCCGGAGTGCCGCCGATCATCATCGGCCTGTCAGGCGGCCTCGATGCCGCGACGTATTCCAACTACGGCCAGGCGCGGCGCGCTTTCGCCGACCTGACGATGCGCCCGCTGTGGCGCGACATGGCCGGCTCATTGCAGCGGATCATCCCGACGCCGTCAGGCAACAGGCTGTGGTATGACGACCGCGACATCTCCTTCCTGCAGGAGGACGTCAAGGACGCCGCCGACATCCAGTCTGTTCAGGCGTCTGCCATCCGCCAGTTGACCGATGCGGGCTATGACGCAAAGAGCATCATCGACGCGATCATGGCGGGCGACTTCAACAGGCTTCGTCACACGGGCCTGTTCAGCGTGCAGCTGCAACCGCCTGGCACTACGGCTGGGGGGGGGGGCCCCCCCCCCCCGCCCCCCGGCGCCCGCCCCCCCACCCACACCCCCCCGCCC